GCACGGTCTTCTTCGCCAGCCGCCAAGCGTCAAGCAGCGATCGCAGATCTCGAACGTCCGACATTGCGGTTTCGTCCTGCAATCCAATAGATCGCAACGCTCGCTTGGCCCCTTCTTCGGCAGCTTTTTCCACCATCGCGGTCATCTCGGCGTCGGTCATCGCTTTATAATCCACCATAGCTGCTACGGGATGTTGCCGCCGACGGGATTGCTTGCCCCAACGGCAGCAGCAGTGCCAACGACACTCCCGAACGGCACGGATGTGGAGGTCCACGGGGACTCGTTCAGCGGACCATAGCAATCAGCAAGTCGAACCCCATTAACAAGGTGCTCACGCTTGACGCAAGGGAAACTCCACATGTTCGACATGCCGCCGCCAGGGGTCGCTGTCGTTGTGAACGTGCGAACCACCTCAGGCATTACAGCCCACGTGGGCGCCTGGGGGAAGTTCTTGACGTTGGAGAACAAACTCCAGACCTTGCCCTGCGGAGCTTTGCAGGATCCGTTCATCAAGTTCATGTCCGCAATGGCTGGCCCATGAAGAACCGGGCAAACCGACACGCCCTCGCGGAACGTAATGCCGTTGACCACGATGCTCCTGCCAGTTGCGTCCGTGCTGGACGCCGCGCACAACGCGTATTCACCGTGGCATATTTGTAGATCTGGGCCAGCAATCGCCGCCGTTGAGCCGATAGCAAGGAGCGATGCAAGTGCGATGATGCGGTTCATGGTCTAAACCCTTACGGTTCTTGCGGCCAGGTCACGCTCTGCGGGAACCCAACCTGCGATGGCACATCACGCAACGCCTGACGGTAGGCGGCCCATGCGGGCTTGTCCGCCGTGCTGTCGGCGATCTGCGTCCAGTCCGTTGCAGCAAGGCGGGCGTTACGATCTGCGCGAACAGCGGCAGCCTGCTGCGCCGTGTTGGCGTTGATCTCATCCTGAGACAGAGCCTCAACAGCCCATTGCTGGATCCAAGCCTGCCCATCATACAACGGGGCAAGCTCAACCACTCGCTGCGCCAAGGCGTCAACCGCCGGCTGATCCGCAAAGTGCACCGGGAACACGTTCCACTCAGCCAAGCTAGCGAGCGAGATGCCGCCAGAAGGGAAGCTGGTCGAGGGGTTATCTCGGATCAAATCAGTCTGCGTGTAGGGATACGCGACGATCTGGTTGTTGATGGCTTGGACGTAGAGCATCTCAGTCTCCTAGTTGCTGGCGCAGGACTTCCAGCATCACCTTAGCCTTCTTCTGCTCCATTCGCTCGGATGCAAGCAGTCCCGTTAGCTGATCGGCAAAGCCAAGCAGTTCTGAGCGCTCATCAGCAGCCATGGCGGCGATGTTTGCCAAAGCTAGCGTGTAATTGTCGATGTTAATCTGGTAGTGCATTACCTCTTGCTTTCGGGCGTCAAGGTTGGTTTGGAGGATTTCTTCGCGAGTCTTGGGGATTTCCGTTTCAGTCATTATTATCTCCTAGTTAATTGTGTTGAACGCTACGCCATTTCCGCTGCCAGTAGGTAGGGTGGCGGGATCGCTGTATTTGGTCCCAAAGCCAGATCCGGACCACGGATAAACCGATACCCAAGGTGTACTGGCTTGAGAAACAGCAATAGCAGAACTATCAGCGCTAAATGAGAGCGCCCTGGCGTCAGCAGGAACGGTAGCAGGATCGCTATACTTAGTTCCAAAACCAGCACTTGACCAGGGGTATGCTGATACCCAAGGCAAAACCTCATGAGCAACAGCAATAGCAGAGCCATTTGGGCTGAACGCTACGCCGTATCCGTCGTCGGTGGGGAGGGTGGCAGGATCGCTATACTTAGTCCCAAAGCCAGAACCTGACCAAGGATAGGCAGTTACAAAAGGTGTGACGTCATGAGCAACAGCAATGGCAGAGCCGTCAGGGCTAAACGCTACACTATATCCGTTACCGGTAGGAAGAGTGGCAGGATCGCTATACTTAGTCCCAAAGCCAGAACCTGACCAAGGGTAGGTTGACACAAAAGGTGTAGTAATGTGAGCAACAGCAATCGCTGAGCCGTCACTACTAAACGCTACACTATATCCGTTACCGGTAGGGAGGGTAGAGGGGTTACTATACTTAGTCCCAAAGCCAGAGCTGGACCAAGGGTAGGCTGATATATAAGGTGAGGTGTCGTGAGGAACAGCAATGGCAGAGCCGTTAGGGCTAAATCTTAAACCACGGCCTGCGCCAGTAGGTAGGGTAGCAGGATTGCTATACTTAACGCCAAAGCCAGAACCTGACCACGGGTAGGCAGATACATAAGGTGAAGGAACGTGACCAACAGCAATGGCAGAGCCGTCAGGGCTAAAGGCTACGCCTAATCCGATGCCGGCAGGAAGGGTAGCAGGATTGCTATACTTAGTGCCAAATCCAGCACTGGACCAAGGGTATGCTGACACAAAAGGAGAAACGTTGTGAGCAACAGCAATCTGCTGAATGGGATAGCCGCCGCCCGAGGTGAACGCTACACCATTTCCGATGCCGGCAGTAAGGGTAGCAGGATTGCTATACTTAGTGCCAAAACCTAAGCTTGACCATGGATAGGCAGATACCCAAGGTGAACTGTTGCTACCAACAGCAATGGCAGAGCTGTCAGCACTGAACGCTACGCTATTTCCTTGGGACGGAGGAAGGGTCGCAGGATCGCTATATTTGGTCCCAAATCCAGAACTAGACCAGGGATAGGCTGACACATAAGGTGTGGTGCCGTGAGCAGCAGCAATAGCAGAGCCGTTAGGGCTGAATGCTACGCCACGCGGCCCGCCAGTAGGAACGGTTGCAGGGTCGCTATACTTGGTTCCAAAACCAGAGCCGGACCAGGGATAGGCAAGCACATAAGGTGTAGCGTCGGTAGCTACAGCTATTGCAGAGCCGTCAGGGCTAAACGCTACGCTACGTCCAATGCCGGTAGGAAGAGTGGCAGGATTGCTATACTTGGTTCCAAAACTAGAGCCGGACCATGGGTATGCTGATACATAAGGTGAGGTGGCGTGAGCAACAGCAACATCAGAGCCGCTAGGGCTGAACGCTACCCCATATGCTTGCCCAGTAGGGAGAGTAGCAGGATTGCTGTACTTAGTTCCAAAACCAGAGCCGGACCAGGGATAGGCAGACACATAAGGAGAAGTGGCGTGAGCAACAGCAATAGCTAAGTTGTCAGGGCTAAACGCTACGCCTCCTCCTTGCCCAGTAGGAAGCGTAGCAGGATTGCTATATTTTGTTCCAAAACCAAAACCTGACCAGGGGTAAGTTGATACAAAAGGTGAAGTGTCATGAGCAACAGCAATAGCAGAGCCGTTAGGGCTGAATGCTACGCCACGCCCGATGCCGGTAGGGAGAGTGGCAGGATTGCTATACTTGGCGCCAAAGCCTAAACTAGACCAAGAATAGGCTGATATAAAAGGCGTAGTGGAGTGAGCAATAGCGATAGCGCGGGCGGGCAAGGCAGTGGAAACCTGGGCTGCGGCTGAGCTAAACATCAGAGATACACCTGCCCCGCGTTTGACCCCCACCAATACGTCCCATCAGCCGTAAAGACATACTTGTCCCCCTTGCTGGCGGTAGCCGTAATTGTTGGCGCCGTGGAAGACGGCCACTTAACAGAAGCAGGCCATGTCGCAGTCCTGCTACCTGTGGCGTCCTGCTTCAGAAACAGCGTGAACGATTTCCCAGCCGTAGCCGTCGGAAACGTAAACGTGCAGTTGCCCGTCAGCGTCAAGATTTGCAGCGTGCCGTTCAAAAAAGAAATCGTGTAGGCCGTGCTGGTGTTGGCCGTTACGGTCTCTTCCGTGTAGCCATCAGTAACGGTCATCCCCGAAATAATCGGCTGCATAACCGTATTGTAACCAAACGCGGAGGGGACCGTTGGCATTTTAGTAGGCTCCACCAAACGCTGTGACCTGCAACGCAGTGCCAGCCGCAGTGGTAGTCACGGTCGTGCTGGCATACAAAGCAAATGCAGCAGGCAGCACCAGAGGTGCCGAGAACGTGTAGGTCGTCGTAAACGATGCCGACGTTGTGCTTGGAGTCACTGCCGTAACCGCAATCTCAAGAATCATAAAAGCGGTCGTGCCGTCCCACATCCAGATATTAACAAGCTGAGCGGCGTTTACCGTGCTGATGCTCGTGCCAACGGCATTCACTTGGATGGAGTCAATCCTCAGCCCATTGGTCGAAACCGGAACAAACGCTATGATATTCGCCCCAGCAAGCGATGCTGTAGCCGTCGGGGCGCGAGTAGTGCTCGCCGTCTGCGCGGCAAGCGTCAGTGTTTTTGCGTACGGTGTTTGGGCAAAGATC